GAAGAAGAAGAAGAAACTGAGGATGGTAGTGATGATGAACTGATTGATAACATTGCCGATGTTCTTGAGGACTTCGACAGTGGTAAGAAGAACAAGAAAAAGGCTGTTGCTGCAATTATCGCTTTCGCTGAAAATGAAGATGATGTTGATGCAACAGCGGTGAGTGAAGCCCTTTCCGATTTTGAAGATGATGAAAAGGCAAGCATTGATGTTATGGCTGAACAAATTGCCAAACTCCTTACCAAGAAAAAAGGTAAATCCACTGCTGCAAAATCAAAGAAAAAACCTGCTGAACCGGAAGGTGAGGATGTTGAAATAGACGACCTTGAAAAAGGTGATTTGGTTGCCGTTTACTGGGATGATGAAGAAACCAAAGGATGGTTCAACGGTAAGGTTTTGTCAATCAAGAAAGGTATTGTGAAAGTTAAATATGATGATGGCTCCGAGGACGACCTTGACCCAGAAGTTCATACAAAGATTCGCAGACTGGAAGAGTAATCCGATTACCATTTAGTTTGAGAGCCGATGGTTAGTTCCTTCGGCTCTTTTTTGTTTCACCTAATTTTCAAGACTTATGCCAAAGAGAAAAAAATCAGTTACATTACTAAGTAATGATCAACTTGCACTCCAAGGATTGGAGTTCATAAATAAAAAGGAACAGGAAAAAGCCATAACCAATGAATTGAAAACATTACGTGTTCCTTTGGAAGATGCGGTTATGGAAATCGGTAGTGAAGATGAAAAAGGTAACAAGTATATCATACTGGAACACGCTGACAAGGAGATTGTCCTAAAGGAAACCTTGCGGTGTGGGAAATCCTTGCTTCCCGAAGCCATAGAAGTATTGAAAAAGAACGGGTTCAAACATTGCATAGAGAAAGTGGAAGTTATCCGTGAATCCGTACTTGAAGATGCTATACTTAACGGTGAGATTGACGAATCCATACTTTCACAGATTTACGGTATGAAAACATCTTATGCTTTTTCCGCTTCTTTAAAAAATCGGTTCGATGGAGAAATTAAAGACTAGAACATTCAAAGTTAACGGTATAGTCGTAAAGGTTGTTACCGTTATGGGGTTTGCCCGTATAATCGGCAAGAGTGCCAGTACCGTAAGACGGTATGAGCACGAGGGTACTATTCCTCCTTGTATCTTTAAAATAAAAGGATACCGATATTATCCCGTATCTCTTGCCAAGGAAACGGCAAAAATAATTGAAACTTTCAAGGGCAGTGAAAGACCTCCTGCCGAGAAAGTCGCTCAGATACATGAACTTTTTGAAAACGAAAGGAGAAAATATGCCTACTAAATCAACTCTCAAGAAACCTGCTTTGGAGGTTAGAAATGATGCTTCCGTATATTACGAGAAATCACTTACAAAAAATTTGGGTGACTATAACTCTGCAAAGATAACTGTAGGAATCACATTGCCGATAAATCCTACCGAGGAAGTTTTGGCATCCGTGAAATCCACCATTGAAATTGCGGACAATATTGTTACCGAGGAATTGAAAGTACAGGTTGCTGATTTAGATGAGAAGTAATGAACAGTCTATTCAAGTTACGGAAGAACATGGCTATCACAGGTCTTGTTCCTTTCAAGTATTTGCTATATGCTGCATTACTTACCAAGGTAACTTCCTTTGAACCGGAAGATAGTGACGAGAAATTCGGTGTATTCTCTGAGGACATATCCGACTTGTACGACTATTTTCCGGAGTTCAATTCCAAGAAAAACAATGAAATTGATAAGGCTCTTGACGATTTGGCGGATGAGGGTCTTATCAGTTTTGACGCAGAAAATCCCGAACTTATTTATCTTGGGGAGTTCAGAGGAAGGAAGTTCTTTACCTTTGAAGTTAAGAGCAGTTTGTTTGAGGAAGCCAAACAGAAACTTGACGATGCCATAAAGGCGTATGGTAAATCCCGTTCTGCAAAAGACAAATCACGGAGCAGGTATATACGTGAGCAGATTGACAAACTGATTGCCGAAAAAGGTGTCGAGGCATTTACTCCGAATGATTTTACAGACCTGCACAGTTACCTGTATGAAATGTACACAGGTGGGGAGGTGTATATCATACGGAGTAAAGTCGAATATTTCCAGACCAACAATATGCTCAAGGCGTATGACAGGTTTACTGTTTTCGCAATTCTTATAGAGGGAACTTTGAACTATGACGAGTATTCCACAAGAGGTGTGCCCACACTTACAAATGTGGCTTACCGAAAGGATGATATTTTCCGCAAACTTACCAGAACCGATTCTGACAGTAAGGACTATATGCGTGAAATGGATACTACTGATGGTTCATTTTAATATTATACTATGACACAGAAAGAAACTGAATATTATTTGTACTGTGGGATAAAACTCGGTTGGCATGATAAGACCTTTGCCGACTACACCAATGATGAGAAAGCGTTAAAGATGGTACGTAACTATATACGGAAATCCGATGAGTTTGTCAATGACGGATTAGGAATGTATCTTTGGGGGAGCAATGGTACAGGAAAATCACATTTGCTTAATTGCGCTTTCAAGAGATTCATTGAAAAGGGTTACACAGTTAGGTTGTTCTCTATGGATGAACTTGTTGACAAATATACAAGCTCGTGGTATTCTGACGAACAGAAACAGGACTTGACCAAGATTCTCCGTGATGTACAATTTCTAGGTATTGATGAGTTCGGAAAGAACGTGGATTCATCAGGAGAACCATTACCGATACCGGATTTTGTAAAACGGGTGATTGAATCAGTAGTCCGTTACCGTGTTCAGATGAAACGCCCCCTGTGGATAACATCCAATACGGAACCTAAATATGTCAAGAAGGTATTTTCGGAAGATGTCGCTTCCCTGTTGAGTGAGGCGGTTGTTACCGTATGCGTTACAGGTGGTGATTTCAGAAAGACTATTGCCAGTAGGAACAAAAGAAAATTAATGTAACAATGACCGAGGGAGAAAAGTTGATGGTTGCTTGCTTGAAACGCAAAGACCAAAAGATACTATCGCTTATCCAGCGAAAATGGTTGGATGGTGCTGAGATACGACAACATAAGTTTATCATGGACTACTATCGTGAACATGGTGAGATTATGGGTGTGAAATCTTTCTGTGAGAGATTTAAACTGGATTCGGGAACTGTGGATTCCCGACCCAGTTACTATCTCAACAATGTAAAGGAAAGATTCATATTCGCCACTATGACCGACAATATCCCAAGAATATTGCGTGGGATAAAGGACGACCCCCGTGAGAAACTTTTTGAGTTGCAGTCTTTGATAGGTATGCTTTCGGTGGATGCGGTTGAAAGTAAGGATGTGTTATACTCCGATGATGTGGAAGCACGTAAGGCTGATTACGAGGAACGTATGAAATCTTTAGGTGTTACATATCTTTCCATGGGGTGTGATGATTTGGACAAAACTTTCTTCGGATACCGTAAACAGGATTTAATTACCATTGGTGGTAAGGCCGGTCAAGGTAAATCGTGGCTGCTTGTTTATCTGGCTTATCTTCTTGAACAGACCATACTTGACCGTATGGAAGCCACGGAAGAAACTTTCGGTGATATACTGTTTATCACAAATGAAATGGGAGAGGAAGAAATAAAGGAGCGTATTGACTGCATCCGTTTCAAGCTCCCCTATGAGAAGTTTATGAAAGGTACATTATCCGAAAGGGAAAAGTCACGCTATTATAGAGGTCTTGACGCTCTTAAAAAACATAAGTCCAAGATAAGGATAGTTTACAGTTGCCAGACCATTGACGAACTTGCAACCTTTATGGGTCTGTACCAGCCTAGTGCGGTATTCGTGGACGGTTCCTATCTTATGGAAAGTAAGATGCAGGAGGGTTGGGAGAAAATAGTCTACATTACCCGTAATCTGAAACGGCTCGCAAAAAATTTCAAGACACCCATTATCAATACCACACAGTTGAAGCGTGGTTCCTCAAAGACAGCCAGTAAGTTTTCTATGGACGGTATGGAAGATTTTGCATACGGTAACTCATTTGTGCAAGATTCGGATATTGCCATAAGAATGTTTCAGGATGCCGATATGAGGTTTCACGATATAATCGGTTGTGAAGTTGTAAAGGCAAGACGTGTCGTTTCCGGAACTACTCTGATTTTCCAGAATGATTTGGATAATATGCTTCATTCAATTACCTTAGCTAAAAAAGAGGAAGATGAAAGACCGAAAGTCGAAACTAAAACAGACTATTGATTTTGTGGACATGAACGGTGTGGGTACTGTCAGATGCCATGATGGATTTCGTGACGTTATGGTGTACGGGTACTTTCATAGATACCATTGGGATTTCATTGTCCATCAGGATGTGGAATTTCCCGACTGCTACATAGTAAGTGAGGCATCTACCGGAATGTGTATGACCGACCCATGTTTCGCTGTTATGGAGGATGCCTTGTCTGCGGCACTTTCCGTTATTGACGAAAAACGGTATTATTTTTTCACCCGTACAAAAGATGTGCTCGTGGATGGAAAGTACAACCTTAATAATAGAAACACGAATCCTTTAACTTTAGGAGTTATGCAGTTATGTATGAATTAAGAAAAGAAACAGGAACAACTTTTGTTTATGCCTATGATGGAACACATGGTGAAATAAAGGCATTTGATTTCCTGTACAGCCATGTTATGTACCATGAGGGTTTTAAGTATTATGTTGGGCATACAGACGGTTATCCCAAAAGGATTGCATTGGTTGAAGCCAATTCCCATGCCTTTGCAGTTACTTATCAGGAAACGGTTCCCAACATAGCTGCAAAAAAACTTTGTGACTTTTATATGTTCAAGCTCAAGAAAAAAGGCCTTGATGTTCCATCGGCTGTTGACAGTTTTAATTCACGGAATAATTTATTTATTGATATATGGAAGATAATAATGTAAGACCGTCTTTCTTTAAGAGAATCGGTTTGTTTTTTCAATTCTTGTGGGAAGTAGTCAAGAATAACTATGTTTCCTTTATTACATGGATGCTCATAGTTATTTGTGTGTTGTTCGTTGTCTGGCTGTTCATTGAGCCTATCGTATGGTGGACACCTATATCTGAGGTTCGGTTATACGTCCGGGCATTTCTTATCATGTTTGCCATAAGCACTTTCTCTACATTACGACTGTATAATTCCATTGTAGTAAATAGCCGTTTTGCTTTGAAGCTACGTGAAATACTTACCCGTATTGAAAGATTGCTCCCACGCATCAATCAGGTTATGGAATCATCCCGTACATCCGCAAAGGAGAATACAAGTGCCATGACAAGACTTTCTGCCAGTCTGAAAAAATTGTCGGAAGCTATGGATGATTTCAACAGAATGGAGAATAACAAAAACAACAGAAGAAACAATGACTGACTTACTGGAGGTATTCAAAGATTTCAATCCGCAGAAAATCACCAACGGGCAGATTCGTATGGAATGCCCGTTCCGTGAAAATCATCCGGACGGTAGCGGGAGAATGTCATTCTTTGTATCTCCCGATAAGAACGCTTTCCATTGCTTTTCCTGTGGAGCACACGGAAACCTAGTACGTTTGCTTACCACGAAGTTCGGAGTTAATTATTTCGAGGCGGTGGAAATGGTTAACCTTGTTGACTACCATCCCGAAGAAAAGGAGTTCGAACTTGATTTAATGTGGGATGTGAATAATCCTCCGCAGGAATTTCTTAAAAGGGGTTTGCGCAGAGATACTTTGAAACATTTTCGTGTGGGCATGATGGACAAGGAATGGTTCGTTATTCCTTATTACAAGGATTTCTCCAATCCGGACACTTTGCTCGGTTATCAGAGAAGATGCTATTATCCCGACCGGAAAGTTCGTAACAGTAAAGGGTTCGATAAAAAGAACTACCTGTATAATCTTGACTTTTCATATAACTATGTAGTAGTTGTGGAAGGTCAGACTGATGTTATGCGGTTATACCAGCATGGTTATAACGCTACGGGTATCATGGGGGCTGACTTAAGTAACTGGCAGGCTGAACAGTTGGGAAAGTTTGACAAAGTGTACCTTGCCCTTGATAATGATACTGCCGGACGAAAGGCTACCGAGATTTGTTATCATTTACTTAAAAATCATACCGAGGTGCTGTTAGTTCCTTATCTTAGCAAAGACCCAGAAAAATGTATATCTCCAAGAGTATGGGGCAGGGCGTTTAATAACTCTACCGACTATCTGCAATATTCTATGGAAATGACAATGAACTGGGATTCGTATTTGGAATTGTGTACCGAGGTCCAAAAAGAATTGGAATCAAGAAATGACTAGTGTATATATCAGCAATGAAGAAGAGGCTATAAATTAATCCGATTCTACTTTAGTCAAGGAATTAAAGGCTCTTAAAAAGGATTTGCATAGATGAAAAAATTTTCTTATATTTAAGTGTGACTGATAAAAGCACATTCGTTTTATTTTATGTGTAACCGGCAATACAATGCCATTTAAAATTAAAGATTATGCCAAGTAAGACTATTGAACGTACACGTTCAAGACGTGGTGGTGGTGATGAAAGTTCACCGAGAAGTTCTAAAAGAGAACAAGGTTGGGGTGCTGTTGCAAGACGACAGGAAGAAGTTAAAAAACGCATTGAAGAAGCTGGAAACTCTCTTCGTGAATTTTGGCTTAAAACTGGTGAAAGCGCCATTATCCAGATTCTCCAAGAAGAACCTTATTGTTTTGACGCACATCAAGTGAAAGACAAACGAGGAAAATGGACTATTGTTCCCTGTCAATTGAATACAGGAAAACATTGTGTCCTTTGTTCCGATGGTGTCAAACAGACATGGCGTGCTGCTTTTAAGATTCTTGATTACCGTGGTACTTGGGATAGTGAGAAGAAACGGTTTAAGAACGACAAACCTGTTGAAAAGATATGGATTGTCGGTTCTACTATCGCTAACTCACTTAAACAGGTTAGGGATAAGGACAAGAAAGGAAGAGAACTTAATCAAATGGTTCTTGAGGTCACACGTTCCGGCGAGGGTAAGGAGTCCACTTATAACTTCGAGCAGGCTTTTGACGAAGATGATAAGCGTATGCGACCTATTGACTGGGATGAACAAGGAATGACTGCCGAGAAATATTGCCAGCCGCCTACGGAGGACGAAATTGACGAAGCAGGTTATACCGATGAAGATTAAGTGTTAACTGTAAGGAGTTAGGTTCAAGACTTAACTCCTTATTCTTATTTGAAGTAATTATGATAAAGATTCCTGTTTTCAAAGGTGTGGTTCAGTTACTTGAAAATATCGGGGAAGTAAAGGAGTATTTCAGTAAGTGCGAAGAGGATAAACTTCTTGCATTTGACTGGGAAACCACAGGGTTGGAATATGATGCGATTCCTCTAGGACTTTCCTTGCACCAAAAAGGTGTGGGCGCTTGTTTTATTCCAGTGGATTTCTTCTTCTCAAAAGGGGTTCCAATGAATGAACTTGCCGAAGTTTGCAATGAGAGGTTTCCCCATTACAAGCTGATAGCACACAACGCCAAGTACGATACCATGATAAATAAGATGAACGGTATCAAGGATGAATGTTATAAGATATTCGCGGATACACTGGTTATGGTTCATCTAGTAAACCCGTCACTCGACAAACAGCTAGAGAAACGTGTTGCCGAGGATTTCGGTTACGTCAAAAAGACCTTTAAGGAGATATGCGGTAAGGCGTGGAATAAGATAAACTGGTCTGTTGAAGGTGATTCCCTGCTTGAACTTCTTGCTGGCTATGCTGGTGAGGATACTTACTGGGCCACGAAAGTATTCTACAAGTATAATCCTCTTATGGATGAGGATGCCCATAGAATACATGATAGAATTGAACTTCCGCTTATTCCGATTCTTCGGGATGCCAAAATTCGTGGGGTTCTTATTGATGTTCCCTTGTTAAAGGAAATGGGTGAGCAGATAACTGCCGAACTTCCCAAGATACTTGATGAGGTGTATGATGAGTGCGGTTGTGTGTTCAACTTAAATTCTGCAAAGCAGAAAGCTGCCGTATTCTTTGATAAGATGAAACTTCCTATTGTAAGCTATTCCAAAAAAACAGGAGCACCCAGTACGGATGCTGCTACATTTGAGGAATGGGATTCTATGGGAATACGTGTCGGTGCTCTTATGAACGAATATTCGGAGTTGAACAAATTATATACTGGCTATGTGAAGGCTATTCCTAACTTGGTTGACAAGTATTCGGTTCTAAGAGGTGACTTGAACAGTTGTGGTACAAAGACAGGACGTTTTGCATCTACCGGACCTAACTTACAGAACCAACCTAACAATTACCATTTTCCCATACGTGAGGCATTTGTTCCAAGACCGGGCTATAAGTTTGTCAACTATGACTACTCACAGTTGGAACTCCGTGTGATGGCGCACATGAGTAAGGATGAACGGTTTATGGATATCTTCCTGCACGGACGTGACCCACATGGTGAGGTTGCCAAAGCCTGTAATATTACCCGTAAACAGGCAAAATGTGTAAATGAGAACACACTTATTTTTACTGACAAAGGTGTATTACGTATAGGTGAGGTTTCTGCGTGTCGTCTTAAAGACACTTTTGATAGCCCTATGATTTCCTTTGTATTCAACGGTTCCGGAATGATAGGTGTAAATTCGTTCTATTCAAATGGATACGATAGTACACTCGGCATCATTACAAAGCGGGGAATAGTTCGTAGTTCTATTAACCATCAATATGTAATGGCTGATGGCACATTAAAACGTGCAGGCGATTTAAAAATAGGTGATGAAATTTCAGAAAACACCCAAGTGGTCTATGAAGGTTCTGAAACTACAATAGATTATAATCCGTTCTTTGATTTTGGAGATACCTTTTCTATTAGAATGGATTCACAGTGGTCTTATATTGCTGGGGTGTTGACTGGTGACGGATGTTTCTCGGCAAAGCATATAGGTGTTTCTGTGGGAAAAGGGCGATTCTTTAAATCATGGAGGAAAATCCTAAAAGATGAATTTGCTAAAAAAGGACTTCCTCTCACTGAAAGGTCTAATATAAATTATATGTATTTAGGCTCTTCAAGGTTTGTCAAATTTATGATTCCCTTTGGTCTGTCTGATGAACGTGGAAAGAAGAATTTCAAAATTCCTTTGTGGGTTCTTAATGGTACTATTGAAATGCGGAAAAGTTTCCTTGGCGGTCTTATTGATACCGATGGAACAATTTCTGAAACTGGTACTACCAGTATTTGTACCAAGAGTATTCAGCTTGCTGAGGATTTATGTTTCTTATTAAACTCAATAGGGTATAATTTTGGTGTAGAACCAACTTGGAACAAAACCTATGACAGATGGTATTTTAGAATACATATCTATTCAGATTCATTAAGTGATTTGTTACATAGCAATGTTATAAAGTGTCCACATAAGATTGAATCACTTATTGAGCGTGTTTCTAAAATCGGTAAGGGTGCTAAAAATTCACCTAATAAGGTTTTGCAGGTGCTATCTTTAGGAACTGACTATCTATGTGACTTGAATGTAGATTCTCCTAGTCATTTATATATGACTGGAACATTGATTACCCATAATACAATGAACTTTGGCGTGCTGTACGGTATGGGAATCGGTAAGTATATGAGAACTTTCAATGTGTCCAAGGAACGTGCCATTGAGATGATTGACAGTTACCATAAGTCGTACATAGGATTTGCCCATTGGAAAGAAGCTACTGAAAATTTTGCCCGAAAACATGGGTACGTGAAAAATCTGTTCGGTAGAATACGTGTTTTCAAGGAAACTACAAAGTCCAAGTTCACCCGTAATGAAGACATGTATTATGCCGAATTAAGACAGGCGGTAAACACCATTATCCAAGGAACTGGTGCGGATATAGTGAAACTGGCTACTATCGCAATGTGCCGGAAGTTCAAGGAACTTAATCTTGATGCCCATTTTTTATTGCAGGTTCACGATGAGGTTCTTATTGAAGTACGTGAGGATCAAATGATGGAATGTGAAAAAGTGGTTATTGACTGTATGGAAAACACCGTCAAACTGGACGTGCCGTTAATTGCCGATGGCAAAATACTTGCAAACTGGGGCGAGATGAAAAATGACGATATTGTTTCTTATCCATACAGATTCAACTACGGTCTAGTAATGGGAGTATTATAAATAGAAAATTACAAATAAACTATGGCTAAAAAACTTTCAGTCCTAAACTCCATGTTATCCAAGTTCAATGATACGATGGGTGACGGAGTTGTTCACACTGCGGCTACACTACCTAAGTGCCGTAAGATATTAAGCCGTATTCCGGCATATAACTATGTTACCTGTGGAGGTTTCCCCATAGGAAGAGTTATCGAACATTATGGTGAGAACGGTTCCCTTAAAAGCTATGCTTCCTATGATGCCATAGCAAAATTCCAGCATTACGATTGGGCTAACCATGAGCCTAATGCTTTCAAGTCATTCACTTATAAGGGTGATGATACTATGAGGGAACTTGAATCCTTTGAACTTCGAGATGGTTATAAACCCAAGAAACCGCCTGTGGCACGTCGAGTAGCCCTTGTGGATATTGAGGCTACATACACTCCTGACTGGGGGGAGAATTTCGGTATCGACAATGAAGGTCTTATCTTAGTAAGACCTACCTTATTAAGTAATTGTGTGGATATCATACAGGCATTGCTTGAGAGTGAGGAAATCAGTCTTGTAGTTTTGGACAGTATGTCCGCTATTGGTACTGACGAGGAAATAGGCAAATCTATGGAAGATCAGCAAATGGCTTCGGGAGCACGTTTCTGGAATAAGGCATGTCGAAAGTTCCAAGCCGCCATGAATAGTAACCCTACAAAGGAATCCACGCTTATAGTTATCAATTCGGCATATCAGAAAACCGGAATCGCATACGGCGACCCAGAAGTTATCCGTAACGGGGAACAACTAAAGCGTACAAAATCATTGTCCGTGAAATTCAAGGCTCTTAAAAAACTAAATGCCAAAGTTGACGAGGGTGAAATCGTAATCGGGAGAAACATATCCATCGAGTGCGTAAAGAATAAGGTAGGTGTTCCTCAAAGAAGTGCCACATTCTTTTATGCTTATGTAGATTACGGTGGAACACAGGCATATTCTACTGATGCTGCCGGACAAATAGTTGACCTTGCCATGAAGTTCAATCTAGTAGAGCGTAAAGGTTCTTGGTATGATTATAAGGAATTGCACATACAGGGTATGGATAACTTTGTAATCGAGCTTACGAAAACCGGGATGCTTAAAAAACTGGAAAAGGAGGTGTACCGTGAAATGTTTTAATTTAACTCCTATACTTATACCTGTGGCGGTGTTTATGCTTCTTATGGCATTGCATACTGAAATAAGGACATCCCCGTTCCGCATTTATTTCCACAACTGGAGAATGGTGGTGGGTGTGGTACTTATCACATTAGGAGTTCATCTTATCTGCCAAGGAGAACTTGTAAAGTATAAGAAGGAGAATATCGAAAAAACCGAGTGATTAACTAATCCGGCTGACAGAGTAATAAAGTAGTAACCAATTATAGGTTACATGATCAGCAATTACACTACTTTAGTACCGAGTTAGTTGGATATTAATATTTGATTATGGGAAAGAAAATCGAAATACCCGAAGATGAATTTAAGAAAATCGTTCTTATTCTCAAATGCAGCAAGAGATATGTAAACTTACCCCCTAGCAATTTGTTTTTGGGGAACCTTTGGAGGGTGTCCAGTAAGCTGGCTGATAAATTATTGAAGAGAAACGGTTTTCAAATTGTCAAAGGTAAAGGAGATCGTTTCACAGTGAAACCTGTGGAGGACGAAAAGCCGGGAACTGACTAAAATTTATGATTATGGCAAAAGGACTTTTTGGAGGACTATTCGGTGGTCAAGGACTACAAATGGTCGGTAAACTTACAAAGCAGAACATGGAGAAACTTCAAGCATCAAAGCCCCATGACGAAAAGAACACGGAAGATTCACCTCTTCGCAAATTACGTGATGCCATCAAAAAGTAAGCGCGAAGCCTCATTGGAAAATCCAGTGGGGCTTTATTTATATGGAAATTCAAACTGATTAAATGGAGTTCAATATTTTATGCCAACCATATATGGGAAAACACATGGGATGGTAATCCTTATATAGATTATACTCCTTGGGATACTTTTAAAAGACACTATAAAATGTTTGCTAATGGACACGGAAATTGAAAATGCTGCATATAAATTTGCAGAATCCCAAAATGACGGGAGCAACTTTACTGCATACTACAAGGGATTTATTGCAGGAACGAAGTACAAGAAAAGTTCAAATGGGGTTTCATTGAGTATGAACATTATTCCGCCAATGACTGATACACATGGAAAATACTGGGTGCAGCCAGACCCCAGAGGGTTTGTTCTGGATGATGATTATGTACTTATGGACAAACTGGACTTTGACCTGTTACATTGAAAATGTTTGCCTATGCTTATAAACTGCATTGTGAAGAATGTAATAACCAATATAAAACAGAAGAATAATTATATGTTAGACGTATGTGTTCTTATAACAGCAATTGAAACGTTATTTCCTCAAGAAACCGTATTTAATCGTTTTGGAGTGGCAATAACATATCTACAATGGAAAGTTCCCAAGACTAGGCTTTGTTTTGACATAATATGAAGAAACGGGAAGTGGGGTTGCGTCACTCAGTTTATGGGAGATACATTCGGATACGGGCATCCTCTTACCCGTTCTGATTGTGTGCATGATACTTTGGAACAAGCTGTAATGCACGCATGGAACAAAGAAGTTCTTCATGGGTTTAATATGGGAAAAACCAATTGGGAAACTCATGCTCGTAAAGAGTATTCCAAGTGGCTTGAAAGTTCTGATAAAATTTCTTATTTTAGTGTACAAAACTTATTTTAGGAATATGACTGAAAAACAAAAACAGCAGTATCTTACTGCACAACAGGCGAGGGAAATCGCCACCACTCCTTACAGGGAGGTATTTACCAAAATAAAAATGGCTGCTGAAAGCGGCAAGTGTTCATTGACGATAGGATTCTGTACGGATGTGCCCGAGTTGGTAGAAATACTTAAAAGTGTTGGTTACTCTGTAACTCTTACCACCAGTTACAGGGATAGCGTAATGAAAATTCACCGGATATATTCTATACAATGGTAAAGAGTAAATTCGGGTATCTGAACAAACTTATGGACGGTTCCACTACTACACGGGAGCGTTCCAAAAAACAGGAAAGTCGTATAGCTAAAAAACTCCGTGGCTATACGACTATCAATTCAGGAGCCACATTCGGGCAAAATGATGTGATTACTGATTTTTGTGAAATTGAGGCAAAAACCACAGCCCATGAATCATATAGCCTTAAATTATCCGAGTGGGTTAAACTGAAAAAGAAATGTTCGGCTAAAAAAATTCCTATCTTTGTGGTGGATTTTGAGAAATCCCGTGACAGCCTTGCTATTCTTACTTATGAGGACTTACAATTTTTGATTGAACTTGCGTATAAGGATAACAGTTAGGGGGTTTTGTTATTTCCATAAAAATTTGTATATTTAACTATGCCGAAAATAAACTTATACCGTATATTCCGCTTTGAATATAAGAAACAACAACACGGGTTGTTTAAAGTGGTGGAATATTCACAAATGACTGATGGTACAGGATTCCGGAAAAGAACACTCCGAAAAAATCTGGATTTGAGCACCGCAGAGAGTATAATTTATAACTTAGAAAAATCACATAAACTTTTTTAATCTCACAAAATGGAAAAATATTACTTTTTGAGAACTCTCGTAGAAGAGGGTAGACAACGTTGTAAGGCACTTAGCGGTCAGACTTTTGAAGATGGTACTAAAATCGACAGCACGGTAAATGTAAGTGCCGACAGGTCTTTAAGGGATGCGTACCCCACGGGTACAACCTTTGTGACCGATATGCTCAAGCCTGCCAGTAAGTATTATCAGGCAGGAAACATCTTTCCTATCGGTATTCTTGATACTGATTATCGGGACCCGAAACATAAGCCTACCGAAGAAATGGTTAGAGCCTATGAAATATTTATAGGTACCTCCACCTCTTCTTATGATTCTGGCAGTTCAGATGAAAAAAAGGACACCAAGACTTCCTCCAAAACTTTATTGGGGAAGATGAAAACAAATCCGGAATTTAAAATCCCCTCTATCGGTTCAGAGGGTTTCTATGTAGATTCAGATGTATGGTATCTGCTTATGCGTAATATTCAGAATCAGGTGAACACGATGCTTATCGGTGCTACGGGTGGTGGTAAGACCGAACTTGTGTTACTTGCCTGTAAGAAACTTGGCATATCCTGTTCTGTCTATGATATGGGTTCCATGTATGACCCAGTAGCCGGACTTTTAGGTGTACACCGATTGCAAAAGGGAGGTGTATCAGTATTTGACTATGCCAAATTTACAAGGGATATATCCAAACCGGGTGTAGTGCTTTTGGACGAGTTATCCCGTGCACCCGTTACTACTAATAACATTCTGTTTCCCTGTCTTGACAGCCGTAGAAAACTTCCTGTGGAAATTGCCGGCGGTGAGGACTTACGTGAAATAGAAGTGCATCCGGAATGTTGTTTTGTAGCAACTGCCAATGTTGGTGTGGAATATACGGGTACAATGAGTATGGACCGTGCACTTGTAGGACGTTTCTTCCCTATCGAATTATCATATATGCCACCGGAACAGGAAAACAAGGTTTTGGTAAAACGCTGTGGAATTTCCCTTTCGGACGCTACAATTATTACAAAGGTTGCAAACAGTTTGCGTAATATGTATAACAAACAGGAGATAAGCAGTTCCATTTCCACCCGTGAAACTCTTATGGTGGGTGACTTGGTTGCTGACGGATGGGATTTGGTACGTGCTATGGAACTGGTTCTTCTTCCTCTTTTTGAAGGTACTCGCTCCGATGGAGAACGTGGTATCGTATGCAGGGTGATTAGTAGTAGATAAAAATTTCTTGCCTATGGCAACAAGTAATCAATTTCCCGTAGACAAACCTAAGAAAAAGACCTACGGTAGCTTGTGGTATAACGGGAAACGCATCTTGAAAGATAGGGCGTTTCCTATACTTAATGCCAAGAAATCCGATTTGCTTAAAACCGGGTATTATAAAAAGGAACTATTTAAAATAACATATTGACTATGGCTGTGGATAAAGATATGGTTGTCACCGATGAAATCGTGGACGAACTTTTGGAAGATTGGTTGGAACGTGACGGTAAGGCGTTCACACATATACGAAAAGAGGGGAAACTTGATTGGGAAAGTACCTTGGAAGAGGGAAGTGCCTATTCTTCCTACTATCTGGAATGTGCTGATGAAGCAGAACTGATAAAGCGTGCATATCCTCTGGCACGTGATATGATAACTTCTATGGATATTCCCTACAAGGTAAAAGTTGTAATTCATAACGGGGAGGACAGTTTCACTGACTTTCAGAAAGTACAGGTTTCCACCATAATGCTTACTGACAAGGCTCTTACTGTTGGTGAACGGTTGGACGTATTTTTGGGAACCACTGTACATGAGGGATGCCACTTGTTGTACACAAACAAGGAACGTCTGACTTCTATCGGTAACAGAATCATATCCCGATTATTCAATATACTGGAAGATGAACGTATTGAGAAACTTTGCGGTGATTTGAAACCGGGTTTCGCACGATTCTTGGAACGAAGCAAATATTACTGGTTTGACAGTTACTACTTGGATTATGTCGCTCCCAAAAAAGAAAAATCGGAACTTAATGATTTTGAGGTTCTTCTCAATCTTATACTGGAGATTGTCCGATACCCTAAATACATAGATGAAGCCGAGATAGTAAAGTATGCTCCATATCTCGTTGAAATAAAGAAAGTGCTTTTACCCTATCCAGTAACTACTAAGGAAACGGTTCTCGCTGCCTATAAGGTTTTTGATATTCTTAAAGAGTTCTATAAGGACAAACTTGAAGAGGAAATGAAAGAGGATTCCGCTTCCGGAGGAGGACTATCGGGTGTGGAGGTTGAGAAACGAATGGCATCCGACAGTTCGGATATACTTGACAAACTTGACCGTTCAATGCCGGACCGTATGGATGCCTCCAAAATTGCTGATGCCGTGAAAAAGGACAGAGGTTTGCTTGGAGATGTATGTGAGGGCACAGTAGATATGGGAGGAACCAAGGATGCCTTTTTCAAATTTCCTCCTACTAATGAGGAACGGTACAAGGAATCACTTGCCAGAGTTAAACGTTATGCTCCAGCAATATCCAAAGTTATACGTTGCCATTGTAAGGAATACCAGTACATACACCGCTCTATGAGAAGCGGTATGCTGGATACTTCCAAACTTGCCGAAGCCGTACAGGGTGTTCCTACCGTATATATCCGACAAGGTGAAGTAAGGACTGACGGTGTAAGTGTGGGCGTGCTTATTGACGAGAGTGGTTCCATGTGCGGTGGTAGAATAGAAGCTGCCCGTGATACTGCCATACTTATCAATGAGGCTTTGGGGGATTCTCCAAAAGTGGAACTGTTCATTTACGGTCATTCGGGTGACAGTCGTTTTGACGGTGCTACCGAACTAATGATTTACCGTGAAAAAACTTTCAAGCCAAAGTATTCCCTGGGTTCTGTTGAGGCAAGATGTGAAAACAGGGATGGTATTGCCATACTTGAAACCGCCCAGCGTATTCGCAAACAGACACAGAATCATGTTTTGCTGTTTGTTCTATCAGACGGTGAACCGAGTGCTTCCCGTTACAGGGGCAGTAAGGCGATAGAACATACAAAGGAATGTGTGGATAAAGTAGAAAAAATGGACTTTACTGTAATTCAGGTCTGTATTAATATGTGTTATGACCCAAAGACAATGTTCAAACATTGGGTTGTGCTTGAGGACATGAGTAATCTCGCTTTCAGCTTAGGGAAAGTAATCAAGAAAGCTACTCTAAGTGCAGCAAAAGTTCATGTTTTATAAACAGCATTTTGGAAACTAAAAAATATTTGTTATCTTTGAAACATCAAATCGGAGGTTAAATGATGTTCTAGGAACAGCGTTGGATTTGTGAGATTGCCGATGCTGTTCCACTTGGTTCCATAGCTCAGTTGGATAGAGCAACGCCCTTCTAAGG